ATTGATGATATTCTTCCCCCACTTGCACTGTCTACTGATGCAGTTGCGGTTGCTCTGAAATCATACACAGTACCTGTTGCAGAATCAATCGTGGCTGTTGCTGAAGTAAGATAGTTTCCTTTATTGATAACTGTTAAATCACTTACTCTGGCATTTGTTATAGAAGAAGTAACAAGTGGTGTCTGTAATTCAAATCCTAGATAATTCGTATTTTCTCCAAAGAAAGGTGTATTAATAGCGCCACCCATACCTGAGTGAACACTGCAATAATAATGTAATTTAGGAGCGCCGGCGGCGACTGTAATTTCTGTGTATGCGCCTGCTTGCCCAGGAGTACCAACTGTAGTCACGCCTGTAGTGTATTCTACACCACCACCATTAGTACCATCACTCGTTGTACTAATCCGCAATGGATGTGTATCATTTGATGCATCTGATTGATCAAAGCGATACGTGTTGTTTTCGTACAAATAGAGTGTAGCTCGCGGAACACCATCAATATAAAAAGCATTACCATCACCCGGGTCTGCTACGGTAACAGTTAAAGTGATAGGACTAGCACTATATGAAGCAGCAGGAAATGGATTTCTGTCTGAATCTGGTATATTACTTGAACCAAAAATTGGAGAATCATTCTGAGTTAATCTAATCGCGTCAAACATTATACCATTTACAGAAGAATCATTTACAAATCTCACTTTTGATTCAATCAAATTATCAATATTAAGTGGCCTGTTATCAACGTAATCAGCAACCTGTCCGTCGACGTACATTTTAACATCAACTGCTGAGCCATCAAAATCTCTTAAGATTTGAACAAAATGCCATACTTCTGGAGTTAACGTATTACCAGTTGATTGTATTTGACTGCCAGAAACTCCAGAAGCTTCTGACCATTTATAAACTAAATCTAATCCGTTTATTTCGATCTGATTTTTTGTACCAGTTGTATCATTTACTTGAGGAAACTTAAGAATATCACCGACTAAAGTATCAACAGGAGTTTTAATCCAAAATTCTAAGATGTGATCGTATTTAACATCAGCACCAGCGTCATCTTTATTTGAAAAATTATTGTAGTCAGAATCATCATAATTCTGATTTAATCTATATGAGTACGTTCCATATTTTGCTGCGCTATCCTCCCAATTCGTTGGAGGAGATTGAGTAGTGCTTAATGATACACTTGGTGCACTCAGATAATACGCACCACTATCGGTTGTAGTTAAGCTGGTGATGCTAAAGGGTTGTGCAGCTTCGGCTGAATCGAGGTTGACTGTCGCAGTCGCTACGTCCGAATCAGCATCTGGTAAACTAATTGTAACTGTCGGTGTATTTGCATACCAATAGCCACTGTCTGTTAAATTAATGCTGGATATAGAGTTACCACTCAATATAGAAGTCGCAGTAGCGTTTGCCGAATCTGCATCTGGTGCAGATATCGTAACAGTAGGAGCTAAAGTATATCCCCAACCAGAATCGACAATTGTTAAAGAGGAAACTCTAGCCATTATGAAATACTCGCTGTTGCACGGGCTCTCTGAATCCCGTTAACTGTGACTTTGTATTGATATGTGCTATCTTCTTCAATTGCATCTATTTCTGAAATTTGTGTATTCAAATCTTCTCCAGTATATTCGAATAATTGTGCACGAAGTTTGTATACGTTGAGATTGCCGATTTGATAAAACGGCATTTCATGTTCTACATGTGTAATTTGGAAGAGAGATTTTGACAAAGGAAGATATACAAGATCACCTTCGCGTGGCCTTTCGCTATTAATTTCATTGTCATAACGAGAAACAGTTTGTGACCATCTACGTCGAGCAACTACAAATGTAGCTTCATCTCGAATCTCAACACCGAATCGAGTAAAGAGATCACCTTCACCATCGAAACCTTCGATGTTGTCAATGTACATTTCTACTTTATATGCTGAATTGAAAGATGACTCTGCATCATCTCCGAAAATAGTATCTTCGTTGACGATATCACGAGGAACGTAATATACATCTTGGCCATAGATCTTTAAAGATTCTATGACTAAGTTTTCGTATAGCTCATGTTCCGATTTAACCTGATCAGAAAAGTAAATATTTCTAGCCATGTCATCCTACAAAAAAGTCAGCTGGCATTTCATGCTCGAGTCTTATTTTCTCTTGCAATTCTTGAATTTCTGCTTGCGCATCATCAAAAATTTGTCTGCCATTTATTACGACTCCTCCCGGTAATTGCATCCCTTCAAATTTAATCAGGTTCATACCCCATTGTAATTTAATCAACGATGTAGCGTATTGTTTGAGCCACATATCGTTATAAATTGAAGTGTGTGTGTCTGGATCAATAATCTCGTATATCTCAGCTACAATATAATCACCGGCAGTTAAATCACCATCTTCAATATTTCCGTGGATATACAAACGATTTTGTCTACGCACAAAATCAACAATAGGTGAACCATTCAATTTCATATCGAGAAGTGAAAGATATTGTTGCAGCTGCTCATAATATGCAAGATCACCAGCCCATGTAGTTAGATCCCACACATCATTCAGTGCCATTTGATACTTAATGTCAAACATGTTTCCAGTTTGAGCAAATGTTGAATCGATTTTAAACATTCTTGATACAAACTGAATGTCTGTCGAAAGCGAGATATATTTATTTGTGATGTCTGAAGAAGTCAGTTGATGTTTCAAATAACCGTGTTTCAGAGAATCAGAATGAAACTCTTGATAGTATTGAATTGCTTCATCAATACGATCTTCAACTTGATCTTCATCAACATTGACTTCGATTACAGGTTCGCCTAGACGCCTTTTACAGTAATCGATTAATGTTGCTCTTGAAGTTGGATTTGCCATTTTAACTCTCTTAAAACTTTTAACTATTTATACAGATAAATTCATTTAAGCCTGAGATTCAGACCACGATATTCTACCTGTCGCGTTAAACGGATTACTTGTTGACACAGTTGAAGGATCTTCAGATAGTTGAGCAACAACTGTTAGTACATCAGGGCCATCTGGGAATACATTATCACCACCGAGAATAGAATTACCGAGTGTAACAATATCTCCAAGATCTTGATCAGTAACAACAGCACTTCTATCACTTGTACCCGTTCCACCCTGTGCTCTAAATTCAAATATATCAATTCCTCCAAGAATAGTATCTTGGTTGTTATGATATATAAGTTGACTCAAGCTCGGGTTTTGTACTCGTTCCCATGAAGTATTGGTTATAAGACCATTCAATCGTAAAGTAATCTTACAGTTGTGTGTTGTAAGAATACCAACCGAATTCAAAATCAATTGCATACGATTAATAATTTCTCTTTCGCCTAAGAATCCCGGAGTGTTTGTGTCAACCGAAGGCGCTAGTCTGATACTAATAAGAGGTACATCATAAACCACCTGTGCACCGGTTGTTGATATTGTTGCGGTGTAGTCGCTTACAGCACCAGCAGTTCCAGTTGGGTTTCTATCAAGCAGCATAAGATTTCGAACATCTTCAGTCGATGAAGCTCCAGCACTTCCATATCTTGTTAACAAGCTAACCTGATATGGTTGATTAGGCAAGCCAAAGAAGGTACTTGGAACTGCTGTTCTTGTATTAGTGAGATTCGCTCCAGTAATACTAACATTGCCGGGAATAGAGTTATAAACAAAGCTTGGAGTCTCAACAAGAAGTGCTCTTCCCAGACTATACCATCTGCTATTGTAAAAATAGTAATAATAACCAGTAGTTTCTGCTCGAGCTGAGACTGTTACTGTGTTACTGCCAGTAAGCTGAATATTATTACTAGATGCTGTGAATAGATAAGCGTTATCAGGATCAAATTTACCATCCATAATAACCGAAGTACCCCAGTGCGCAAGAGCAGGAACATAAGTAGGCGCGCCTATGTTTTCAATTTCGTATCTTGCCGGCAAGTTACCAGAACGCATGTATGCTTCGGTATTCTGGTTGTTATGTATAAATTCATGCACATAGACAACCTGTCCTCTTTGATCTTTAAATCCAAACCGTACTTTACCAGCACCATACCAGCTATAATCAATATACGCCATTTGAATTTTGTGTGTTCTTAAGAAGAAACCTGTTGGGCCAGTACCATCACAAGGATCTAAGTTCCAGTCGGCTTGTGCAACTCGAGTAACTTCTGTTTTTGTAATAATCACATTTGAATTATCTACGCCTCGATAAGAAGGCATAATAAACAGTGAAGTGTCACTTGCTATGTTTGTTACAACATGCGTCTGTCCTTTAATGACAAGTTTGTCTCCAACTGTAACTTGACTCGTAAATCGAGTATTGGTTCCAGTAATTTGTCCACTTCTAAATGCAACAGATGCAGTTCCACTTAGTTGTGTAATAGAGCTTCTTCTACAACAATAGAGAGTTGATCCATCAAACTCAAAGAACAACCCGTTTTGGTCATCAAAAAGACCACAACGTAAAGCACTGTTTGTCCAACTTTGCACATAGAATTCTGGTAATCCACCAGCACCTGTAACTGCATCGGTTGTAGGATCTCCATCGGCCAAAGTTACTTTAAAATTGAAATCATCTACAATACTGTCAATAGCATGAGTTCCATTCCAATAATTTGAAGGGCTTGTTGTCGTAGCATTTGAAACAACTACGCTAAGCGAATCATCAAGTCTATGAGGATAACGAGTAGTTATTGTGGCAAGATCTGTACCGGAATCATAAACCATTTTTTCAATTTGTGTTGATGGGCTAAAATTGATAGCAAATGAAACTTGAATACTCTTACCAGACTGGTATCTAAAATATCTCCTCGTTTGACGTATCATAGTACTATCAGGATTCTTTGAAGGAACTAGATCAACACCACCATCATATGGTCTGTGTATTGCGAATCCATCTGCGCGAATTAGCAATGATGTTCCAATTGCGTAATTTTGTGTGTCAAGCGAGAAATCTGCTGCAACAGTTAATTCCAAGTTACCGGGCCCAGTAACTGTTTTAATAACTCGAGTGTAAGCGCTTCCTAAGTCATTGTAAATTTCAAATGAAACCTCAGAACCAACATCACTAATGTCAATAGTATTTGTGCCGGCAGTAGCATCTGCAGCAGTTGGGTGAATAGTAAATGTTGTGGTAGTCACTACTGCAACATAGTAAATGAATCCGTTTGTAGTTCCAGCCGGAGCAGTCCCGGCATCCATCACTACCATATCTTCGGTTGTAAGACCATGCGCTGCAGTAGTAAAAACATCTGTACTTAGGTTAATACTAGTCACTGCAAGATCTGTAATATCTGCTGCTTGGTATAAAGTTATACTATCACCAGTGTTAAAGAAAGAAGTAAAGTTAGTATCAGTACCTGATACTACAGCACTGCCAGAGTCAACACTAACTGTTCCTTCACCAATGATTTGTCCAGCTACTGAATCTGCAGTTAAAGTGTGAGCTCCACTTCCTTTTCCAGTAAAAGTGACATATGTTCCAGCTGCAGCATTTTCTGCGCTCGTTGCTAATCTAACCCAGTTTCTACTTTGTCTAATAATATAATATTCAGTAGCATCGGTCAAACCCGTAACCACAGTCGTTTCTGCTGAATATGTAACGGGTTGTTGATCTACAAAGTAGTGATCAGGCAAATAAATTGCATCTTGTTCTATCCACACCGCATTGTCAGAGTTAAAACCAACTACTCTATCAGGTATTTGAGATGAAGCTGACATTGTGAATACAGTATTATCACTATCACTAAGTGCACCAATAGAATAAACTCCATCAGAAGATCCGACCGTACTAGCAGTTAAAGTTTGGGTTCCTGTTCCTGCTGTCTGCAAATCAACAGTTGATACTTTTCGAATTGTTGCTGTTCCAGATTTTTGGCTGCCAAAGAATATACG